CATCTATTCCCCCGAGCAAGTGGAATGCGCAGTATCAGCAGAGTCCTACTGGTGAGGAGAACGCGATTATCAAGCGCGAGTGGTGGCGGACTTGGGAGAAGAAGGACGTGCCTCAGTTGGAGTATGTGATACAGAGTTACGATACGGCGTTTAGTAAGCGTGAGACTGCGGACTACAGTGCGATTACGACGTGGGGTGTGTTTTATCCTAACGAGGGTGGTTCGGGTCCTAACTTGATATTGTTGGATAGCAAGAAGGGGCGTTGGGAGTTTCCTGAGTTGAAGGCGATTGCGTTAGAGGAGTATGAATTTTGGGACCCCGACACTGTAATTGTTGAGGCGAAGGCGAGTGGTATGCCTTTGACGCATGAATTGCGGAACATGGGGATACCTGTTGTAAATTTCACACCTAGTCGTGGTAATGACAAGGTGACGCGTGTTCACAGTGTGAGTCCGTTGTTTGAGGCTGGTATGGTTTGGGCACCTGATACGACGTTTGCGGATGAGATGATTGAGGAAGTAGCGGCGTTTCCGAATGGGGAGCATGACGACTTGGTTGACAGCATGACGCAGGCGTTGATGCGGTATCGTCAGGGTAATTTTGTGCAGTTGCCAACAGATGATTGGCAAGATGGTGAAGAATCTGCTAGGATACGGGCATATTATTGATTGGAGTAGCTAATGGCTAGAGAACCGATTGCGGGATTAGTGGTTCCGTCACAGCTTGACGAGAGTGAGATGGCGGCGGAGTTGGAGCTTGAGATACCTGACTCTGGCCAAGAGCCGTTGTTCACGGACCTTGGGGATGAGATAGAGATCACTGAGGAAGAGAACGGCGACGTTGTGGTTGACTTTGAGCCGATGGCGGAGATGGTTGAGGGCGGGTTTGATGAGAACTTGGCTGAAACGCTGTCTGATATGGAGTTAGCTCGTATATCTGGTGATTTGGTAAGTGAGTTCGAGTCGAACAAGGCATCTCGTCAGGAGTGGGAAGACACGTATTCTAACGGTTTGGAGTTGCTTGGATTTGCTTATGAAGATCGGACGCAGCCGTTTCGTGGAGCCTCTGGGGTGACTCACCCGTTGTTGGCCGAGGCGGCTACTCAGTTTCAGGCACAGGCGTTTAATGAGTTATTGCCTGCTTCTGGCCCTGTTCGCACTGTTGTTTTGGGCAAAGAGACTCGTGACAAGGTAGATCAGGCGGCGCGTGTTAAGCAGTTTATGAACTACTACATCACGAATGTGATGGAAGAGTACACGCCTGACATGGACCAGATGTTGTTTTATCTTCCGTTGGCGGGGAGTACGTTCAAGAAGGTGTACTATGATTCGAACTTGAGCCGCATTGTAGCGAAGTTCGTGCCTGCTGAGAACTTGGTGGTTCCTTACGACACGTCGGATTTGGAGACATGTCCGAATGTGACGCAGGTTGTAAAGATGTCGTTGAACGATCTGCGGAAAATGCAGGTTGCTGGGTTTTATTTAGACATTCCTGTGTTGCCCGCGCAGCAGGATATAGACGAAGTAACGTCTGAGATGGACCGGATTGGGGGATTTGAGCCGTCACAGATTGATTACGACTGTACATTGTTGGAGTGCCACGTTGACTTGGACCTAGAGGGTCACGAGGATATGGGAGAGGATGGCGAGCCAACGGGCATAAAATTGCCTTATGTGGTGACGATTTCGCAGGATAACGGGCAGGTTTTGTCTATTCGGCGGAATTATCGTGAAGACGACCCGATACGCAAGAAGATCAACTACTTCGTGCATTACAAGTTCCTACCGGGCTTTGGGTTCTATGGATTGGGTCTGATTCACACGATTGGCGGTCTATCCCGTACCGCCACGGCAGCACTGAGGCAGTTGATTGACGCCGGTACATTGTCCAATCTCCCTGCTGGTTTCAAAGCCAGAGGACTTCGTATCAGAGATGACGACGATCCGCTTCAGCCCGGAGAGTTCCGCGACGTGGACGCTCCGGGTGGGGCTATCCGAGATAGCCTCATGCCGCTGCCCTTTAAGGGACCCGACCAGACACTGTTTAACCTGTTGGGTTTTGTGGTTCAGGCGGGTCAGAGGTTCGCGACCATTACTGACATGAAGGTGGGCGACGGCAATCAGCAAGCTGCTGTTGGCACGACTATCGCGATGTTGGAACAGGGTTCGCGGGTCATGAGTGCTGTGCATAAGCGGTTGCACTATGCGATGCGTCAGGAGTTTAAGATACTAGCTCGTGTGATGAGCGAGAGCTTGCCGCAGGAGTATCCGTATAGTGTCGCGGGCGACGATCAGACGATCATGGCCGAGGACTTTGATGATCGTGTGGACGTGGTTCCTGTATCTAATCCGAATGTATTTAGTCAGGCGCAGCGGATTGCTTTGGCTCAGACTAAGTTGCAGTTGGCGGCACAGGCTCCTGATATGCATAACATGCACGAAGTGTTCAGGGATATGTATGAGGCGTTGGGTGTTACTGATACTGATCGCATTATGAAAGCGATGCCGGAAGAAGACCCGCGGCCCACGGACCCTGCACAGGAGAACATCAACGCGTTGGATCAGATACCTTTGTATGCGTTTCAGGGTCAGAACCATCAGGCGCACATTATGTCGCACATTGTGTTTGGGACGAGTCCGATGGTTGCTCAGATGGCTCCTGTTGCCGTTTCGATGCAGAAGCACATTATGGAGCATATAAAGATAGCTGCGGAAGAGCAGGCTATGGCTCAGATGCAGCAAGCGGGTCCGATGGATGCGGATCAGCAGGAAGTTCAGTTTCAGGCCATGGTGTCTCAGTTTATTGCGGAAGGGATGCAGCAGGCCAAGCAGATGCAAACACAGATCAGTGGCGCGGGTCAGCCGGACCCATTGGTAAAGCTGAAGGAACAGGAGTTGCAGATCAAGGCGCAGAGCGAGCAGGCGGATGCGCAGTTGGATCAACAGAAATTGCAGCTTGAGGCGCAAAACCAGCAGATGCGCGGCGAGCAGTTTGATAAACGCTTGGCAAGTCAGGAACAGCAGACTGCTGCGCGTATAGACAGTGCAATGCAAAGAGAACTTTTGAAACTAAGAGGAAGATCAAATGGCCAAGGTTAAGATCGTAACGAACACACCGGGTAAGGCACCTAAAGCGGAGATGGTTGGCAAAGAGAAGCCGGCCCCGATGGCGGGTGACAAGATGAAGAAGATGAAAACTCGTGGAACGGGTGCCGCGATTAAGGGCACTTCGCACATGGGTTGTTAAACCCGCTATGGACCCCATTAGTTGTGTTGCATTAGCCTCGGGCGCATTCAAAACGCTCAAGGCCGCTATTTCGACGGGTAAAGACATCCAGTCGATGGGCCAGACGATAGCGACGTGGGGTCAAGCATTTAGTGATTTCAACAGGTTAGAAGAGCGTCAGAAAAACCCGCCTTGGTGGGAAAAGACGTTTAAAGGTTCCGATGAGGAAGCGGCTATCTTGATTTGGAATCAGAAGCGCAAAATGGAACAAATGCGTAAGGAGATGAAAGACCACATCTCTTTTATATATGGTCCGTCCGCTTGGGACGAAGTATTGCGTATTGAGGCAGAACAGCGGCGTATTCGCAAAGAGGCGGCGTATCGTAAGCAAGAATTTATAGATAATTGTATTAATTGGACGGTTGGTATCGTTGCTTTTTTGATTGGCGGAGTGATTTTAGCTGCGGCGATTTGGATTGTTGGCAAGGCTAGAGGCCGTTGGTGATGTGGATTTTGGTGTGGCTTAGTTTTATTGACGGTCAGTTTGAATACTACCAGTTGGACGTTTATGGAACGGAAGCACATTGCAACAAAGAAAAGGTTAAAGCAGAGGTTATGGTGAAGAATGCCGGACAAGCCGTCCATTGCTTTGAAGTTAGTCGAAATTAAGCCAAATGTGTGGTGTGTATACAAAAATGGAAAAGTTGTTATAATCACGACGCATAAACGGATAGCCGAAAGGATTATGGATGGCGCACACAATAGTTGATGATTGGAAGATTGTACCTCGTTTGATGATGATTGCGGTCACTGTTCTTACTTATAAAGCTGTGCTTTGGTTTATGACACTACCTGATCCGACAGTTGCTCAGTCAGGGCTTGTATCCGTTTGCATGGGGGCACTCACAGGATGTTTCGGTATTTGGATGGGCAAAGAGTCAAAGACAACTGTGACGCCTACAAAAGTGGTGCATGAGGAAAGTTATGATAACCGCTGAAGACTTTTTAGTTTTTTTAGTGGTAAAGGCACTTGAGCTAGTGCTTGGCGTTGAGATGACCTTATATGGGAGTGTAATGGTATGATTCAGGCATTAATTGGGCCGATTACCGAATTGGCAGGCGGGTGGCTTAGGGGTAAGGCGGATGCGCAAGCCGCCGCGGCTAATCTAAAACTTGTGGAAGCAGAAGCCAAAGCGACGATTATGAAATCAGCGGCCACATCAGAAGCTGATTGGGAGCGTCTGATGGCACAGGGTTCGCAGAACTCTTGGAAAGACGAGTGGTTAACAATATTATTTAGCGTACCATTAATCCTCTGTTTTTTACCGTTTGAGTGGGCAGAGCAAGCTGTGCAGAACGGCTTTGCTGCACTGGAATCGATGCCAGATTGGTATCAATACACTTTGGGAGTGATTGTGGCTGCGAGCTTTGGTGTTCGTTCCGCGACAAAGTTTTTTGGCGGTAAAAAATAATGGAAATGTGGCAGTGGATAATGCTGTTTAGCGCAGTGAGCCTGAATACCGTCGTAAACTGCTGGAGACTATACTTAGAAAGGAAGCGTAATGCCTTATAAACTAGGTAAGAGAAGTTTAGAAAAATTAGAAGGCGTAGATGAGCGCATGGTTGCGGTTGTTAAACACGCTATTACCGTGTCAAAACAGGACTTTTCTGTAATTTGTGGGCTTAGAACCATTGAAGAGCAACGTGCGTTGGTTGCTAAAGGCGCAAGTCAGACCATGAAAAGTAAGCATTTGGACGGTATTGCCGTCGATTTAATGGCGTATGTAGACGGTGGCCGATGGGAGTTGAATTTGTACGACGAGATTGCAGACGCAATGGCAGAAGGCGCTAGAGTTTGCGATGTACCTATACGTTGGGGTGCCGCGTGGACTATTCCAAACATTGCGCAGTGGGATGGTGACATGGAATCTGCTATGAACGACTACATCGACACTCGTCGATCACAGAACCGTCGGCCATTCATAGATGCCCCACATTTTGAACTAATGATCTAATATACATTTGCATATATTCCCAAACTTTCCTATACTGAAGGTGTAAGATAACGTGGGAAAATATACGAATGGATGAGATATATATTGCGGAAGCTGTTTTTCGCATTATAAAAGAGAACAGGCAGGGCGTTGTTGACCATATGGAATATGGCAACGTCAAGTCTATGGAGCATTATCGCGAGCTTATAGGCTTTCTTGAAGGTCTGAATCGCGTGGAACAGGAACTCAAGAGCCTGCTAGATAAACAGGAGCGCAGCATTGACTGACACTAAAATTGACTTGAGCGGAGTGAAAGAAGCGGTAGCAAGCCTTTCCGAAGCATATGAAGCCCCAAAAGTTTTAAATCCTGAAAACATTGGTGGTTCTCTCCTAGACAGAATGCCTAATCCGACTGGTTGGCGGATACTTGTGCTTCCTTACCGTGGTAAGGGTAAGACAGAGAAGGGTCTATACATGCCTGATACTGTTGTAGAACAGGCGCAGGTGTCCACACAGGTAGGATATGTGCTTAAAGTTGGTCCTTTGGCCTACAAAGACAGCGAAAAATTCCCTTCCGGCCCTTGGTGCGAGGAAAAAGACTGGGTGATGTTCGCTAGATATTCAGGTTCACGCTTCAACATCGACGGTGGTGAGGTGAGAATACTGAATGACGATGAGATTTTGGCTCGTATTAACGATCCAGAAGACGTTTTGCATTACTAGGAGTGAATTATGGCAGAGCAGGAAGAACAATTAGAAATGGACATGGAAGTTGAGGTCGATTCTCAAGAAGACGATGTAGAAGTCGTTGAAGACGATTCAGAGGATCAGTTTCAAAAGGCCGAAAACTCCACGCAAAAGCGCATTGATCGCCTTACAAAGAAGATGCGCGAAGCTGAACGGCGTGAGCAAGAAGCTTTGAACTATGCTAAACAGGTGCAAAACGAAGCTGCGCAATTAAAGCAAAGATTTAGCGCCCTAGACAGCAACTATGTTACCGAATATAGCACCCGCGTACAAACTCAGATGGAGCAAACTGAAAAAGAGTTGGCTCGTGCTATGGAAATTGGCGACACTGCGGCAGCGGTAGAGGCTAACAAGAAGATGATTGCGCTTGCTTCTGAGAGTGAACGAGCAAATCAGGCCAGACAGGCTCAAGAGCGTCAAAAACAGCAGCAACAGCAGCCTGCGCCTCAACAACAGCAGTACGCCCCACAACAGCAGCAACAAGTGCGTCGCCCCGACCCGAAAGCGGAACAATGGGCGCAACGCAACGATTGGTTTGGCACAGATGAGGCCAAAACATTTGCAGCTTTTGGCATACATAAAAAACTTGTCGAAGACGAAGGGTTTGACCCGCAGAGCGATGAGTATTATACTGAACTTGATCGCCGCATTGCCGATACCTTCGGTGGTAACGCGAAAACCGCCAACAAACGGCCCGCTCAGACGGTTGCTGGCGTATCAAGATCAAACTCTGGGCGCAGCAGTGGGAAAAAGGTTAGACTCACCCCTAGCCAAGTCGCAATTGCGAAGAAATTGGGTGTGCCGCTAGAAGAATATGCGAAATACGTGAAGGAGTAAGCAAGATGACTGAAGAAAAAACAGGACCAATCACGCGTACTGCTCGCGCTAACCAAACAAGGGAAAAAACGGCTCAAAGACGGCCGTGGGCACCCCCGTCAATGCTAGATGCACCGCCTGCACCGGATGGTTTTAAGCATCGTTGGATTCGCTCGGAAACGCGTGGTTTTGACGATACTAAGAACATCAGCGCAAAGATGCGCGAAGGTTGGGAATTGGTTCGTAAGGACGAATATCCTGATTTTGAGGCCCCGGTAGTTGAATCAGGTAAGTATGAAGGTGTTTTTGGAGTAGGCGGACTTATTCTCGCACGGATTCCGGAAGAGACTATTGCCGAAAGAACTGATTATTTCCAAGGAAAGACTCAGGATCAGATGGAAGCAGTCGATTACGACATGATGCGTGAGAATGCACATTCAACCATGACGATTAGCAAAGCTGACCGTCAATCTCGTGTAACCTTCGGTGGCCCTCGTAGAAATTAGGGTCGCCCCACTAGGAGAAAACTAAAATGGCAAATTCAAATACTGCCTATGGTCTTCGTCCTATCGGGCTTGTTGGAAACGGTGTTAACTCAACTGGTGTGACCCAGTATGAGATCGCTTCTGACAACACCAACGCAATTTACCAGTATGGTCTGGTAACACCTACAGCAGCAGGTGTTATTGATTATGCAGGTGCGACGAACGGGGGTACAACTCCCGCTCTTGGTGTCCTGATGGGCGTTGAGTACGTTGACTCAGTATCAAAAAAACCAGTATGGATTAACTACTGGCCCGGTTCTGGATCAGTCAGCGTTGACACTAACTACCCTGTTAAGGCCTTTGTTGCCGATAACCCAAACCAGTTGTTTAAAGTAGCTTCTGACGCATCTCTTACAGATCGCGCCACTGCTCAAGCGGCTGTTTTTGCTAACGCATCTTTGGGCACATCAGCACGTACGGGTTCATCTGAAAATGGTAACTCGAACTCAGCCTTGAACGTTGCTTCAATCGCAGTTACGGCGACATTGCCGTTGCGTATTGTTGGTATTATGGATGACGAAGCGAATAGCGACTACACAGCCGCAGGTATTCCTTTGATCGTTCGTATCAACGCTCATTTCAACGCAAATACGTCGCGGTTTGATTCTCAGACCACAGCGACCTCAACAGGCGTATAAGGAGAGCGTAGAATATGGCTATTTCACGCGCACAACTAGCTAAAGAGCTAGAACCCGGCCTGAACGCGTTGTTTGGACTGGAATATGATCGTTACGAGAACGAGCATGCTGAAATCTTCGAAGAAGAGTCATCTGACCGTGCATTCGAAGAAGAAGTGATGCTTGGTGGTTTCTCAACGGCACCAACAAAATCTGAAGGCGGAGCCATCAGTTTTGACGATGCACAAGAGACATACACTGCTCGTTACACACACGAAACCGTTGCTTTGGCATTCTCAATCACTGAAGAAGCGATTGAGGACAACCTATATGACCGCTTGGCTTCTCGTTATACGAAAGCATTGGCGCGTTCTATGGCGCAAACAAAGCAAATCAAAGCGGCATCTATCTTGAACAACGCGTTCAACACAGGTGCTAACGCTATTGGTGACGGTGCAGCACTTTGCTCAAACGCACACCCAAGCTTGTCAGGCAACCAGACAAACATCTTGGCGACAGCAGCAGACCTCAACGAGACATCTCTTGAGCAAGCTCTGATCGACATTGCTGGTTACACAGACGAGCGTGGTTTGAAAATTGCGGTTCGCGGTATGAAACTAATCATTCCGAAAGAACTTCAGTTTATCGCAGAGCGCGTACTGAACTCAAACCTACGTCCGGGCACAGCGGACAACGACACCAACGCAATGCGCTCAATGGGCATGTTGCCAGAAGGTGCTGTTGTAAACCACTTCCTAACGGACACAGACGCGTTCTTTATCAAGACAGACGCGCCTAACGGGTTTAAGTACTTCAACCGTGCGCCTATCAAAACTGCCATGGAAGGCGATTTTGACACAGGTAACATGCGCTTCAAAGCGCGTGAGCGTTACAGCTTCGGTGTTTCCGACTGGCGTTGCGTATTCGGTACACCCGGCGCAGCGTAATCTGTTTACAATACTTGGGAAGGGTCGCTTACGCGGCCCTTTCTTTTTTTAAAAGATGTGTTATTCTGCGTTTGGGGTAACATCAGCCTTGCAGACAGGATTCTGCCCCACCTGACATTGCACAGACTGCTAGGCGAAACCTTGTGCAAGGGGTATTAATATGGCTTCAACTACATTTTCAGGTCCAGTGACATCTACAAATGGTTTCATTGGCGACATCAAAGTTCCATCCTACACAGTTGCCACTCTTCCAGCAGCAACTGACGAAGCAGGAACTATTCTATACGCTTCAGACGCTTTAAAAGGCGCGGAAACAGCCGGAAATGGTACAGGCAACCTAGTATTTTCAGACGGCACAAACTGGATTCGCGTAGACTTGGGTACAACCGTAGCTGCATAAGGAGATGACCAATGAGTAGGTTTAAAGCTCCTAGTGCTGAAGAACTCGCAAGACGCGGTATTGGTGTTGAGACTGAAAAAGTCCGCGCACGTAATTCAGACGGTACGCTGAAAGCAGATGATCCTTCTACACCTGATGTAAATGAGGCGTGGGAAGAAAAGCCTGTGAAGAAGCGTGGCCGTCCTGCAAAGAAAAAGGATAGCTGATGGCTAATTCAGACGTAAAAGCAAAACGTCTGACGGGTACTGGTGCGGCCTCTGTTGGTCGCGCTAGATTGCGTCAGGTTCAGGTTTTGACAGGCGCAGGCGCGGGTCGTCTTACGCTTAGTGATGGAAACGGTGGAGCCACCGTGTTGGATATAGACTTTTTGGCTTCTGACTCACACTCTGTAAACATTCCTGATGAGGGCATTCTGTTTACAAGTGACATTCATATAGCAACAGCCACTAACGTCACTGCGATGACGATATTCTATAGTTAGGAAATGCCATGTCCCGCGAAGTAAGTTCTATTACAAGAATAGGCACGAGTGAGCCGTTTGAGCTTCAAGTTGCTCGTGGGCAGGTTGCTTATCACAAGTCCGTTTACAAGTTTGGTAACAATGCGGCAGTTGCAGATTCAACAGAAACTATATGGCAACAAGGCGGTTTATACTCATACTTATCTGCGGCCTCTGTTTTAAAGGTTTCAAGTAGTTCTGCCAATGATACATCGGCAGGGACAGGGGCCAGAACTGTTGAATTGTTTGGCTTGGATGGTGACTACAATGAAATCAATGAG